CCGCCCGCCTGCGTTATCGGCTCAAAAAGTTGGGGAAACTGTGCGGATGCGGGTGCGCCCGTGTGTTTACAGCGATTTACCGACTCCTAATGCGGGTGGGGGGGCGTGGGGGGGGTACGGCACGCTCTGTTCTGGTACTCTATGACCTTAGAGCCAGAGGGCAGTTTCTGGATTGTGGGTTATATGACCTGTCCATGCTATGACGGTGGTCACATGGGGTGGGGGTCTAATGGTCGGAGTCCCTTATATTATATGGTGTGTTATATAACAAAACCACCCCGTTAGGGGTGGTTTAACATAGTGTACTATAATGTTACAGTATTGTTACGAACCTTTGACCCATTTCTTGTTTTTGGGTTGTGCGGTCTTAGATTTGTCCCATTTAACTTTGTCTGCCCACCAAGCAGGGGACATTGGTCCTCGTGCAATGTTTTTGGCGTGACGGTTTTTGAACGCTGCGTTCTGTCCTGCTGTCTGATTGGTTTTGACACCTTGCTGACCAAACCTAAGTGTTTTGATTTGTCCGCCAGATTTGGCTACGACAATGTGAGACTTAGTAGGATGGCTGGGTGTACGCTTTGGTTTGTTGTAACCTGATACCCCTGCTCTTGCTAGTCGTGGGTCACGCTTTGATGTAGCCATTATGCTGTCCTTGCTTTCTTGCCAGCCTTCTTGGCTGCTGGAGTATTTGGAACAAACTGTTTACCCTGCTTAATACCTTTACGCTTCGCTGCCGTAGTGGCAGCGTACTGGGCGGGTGTCAGTTTCTTTATAGCCTTGGATGGCAGGTACCGTTCACCTGTAGCCTTAGGTCCCTGTGTGGATGGTTTACCAGATTTAGTAGTCCACTTCTCAGATGTCCACTTGCTAAGACTAGATTGTTTAGCGGTTTTTGGACCAGAGTATCCTCCACCAGCCTTCTTGTAGCGTTGTGCTACCAGTTGCGCTTTACGGGCAGACCACTGCCCAGCCTTACCCCCAGAAGTGCCAGCCTTAACGGAAGCAACAATTCTGGCACGCAACTCTGGTTTAGTGTAACCCATTACTTTTTCGGTTTCGGCTTCTTCTTAGCCAACAACTTAATTAGCACACGGTCCTGCTCAGTTATATTCATTTTCCATCCAATCATCATCCAAAAACGAGGTATGCTCAAACTGTTCAACAGTATGAAACAAAGACCTAAGAAACATTACCACAAAACCTAATGTGACAAAAACTGTCCCTACTATAACCAGCATTGTTCCTACCATAACACCCACCTTGTCCACGCTAAACATGTTTCTTGTTGTTTCTATTTTAGAATAGTATTGTCAATTACGCAGCCACACTACACTGCGTTTGTGTGGCACAACCTACTGGATTGTGCCCCCCCTACCCCCCCATACTAATATTGTGCTGTTCCCTATACAAGTTGAATACAAGTTTTCCCAAAACCCAACACCCACAACAAACCAACACAAAATGTAACACAACTGTAACAAAGATTTAACACAACTGTAACATCCCCACTAGGGAACAGTTAGTGTATTGTGGATGTCAGAAAACTCTAACACATTGGACACTAGGCAAGAAAAGTTTTTAAACTGGTTATGCACCCCAGCCAACGGCAGGGTGCCATCCAGTCAAAACCAGTATGCCAAAGTAGAAGGCGTGGACGAAACCACACTTAGACGCTGGAAAAAGAAACCTGCGTTTAAACAAGAATGGGAACGAAGAGTTAACGAACTTCAATCATCACCTGAAAGAACACAACAACTGCTGGACAATCTATTCCAGCGTGCTCTTGAGGGGGATAACAATTCGGCTAAACTGTATTTGCAGGCTACTGGTCGTTTGGCTCCAGTTCAATTTCAGGTTGAACATAGCGGTAAAGCCAGCGAGTTGTCTGATACGGAGTTGGCTGAGTTGATTGCCGCTGGGGCGGCTTCTGAGCAGCGTTTTCGTTTGGAAACTAAAACAGTAAAGGTTATTGATGACAACAACTAATGATGCCATTTTTGAGGCTTTGTCTGTTTCGTACCCAGACAGCGGTCAAACATTGGGTGACTTACTATATGCGTTTTGGTCTGACAATGGTTTACAGTACCGTGGAACCTTAGCATACCAATTCTTTAAGGATAATGGTGCTACGGGTGATACTTTAGGCGATTTAGCAAATAATTATTTTTCAGAAGTTTATCCTACCCAGTTTGATATTGAGAACTTTGACACGGACGATTATGAGGAATGGTTAGAACTGGCAATTTTTGACCGTTTTGACACGGTTGAACAACAAGTAATTCTCATCTAGGGAACAAAGGAACATAGTATATGGCAACTTTTAGCAAACTCATTCTCAGTGGTTCAACCGATGGCAAGGGTATCAAGGTCGTGCAAACGGCTACGGCTGGTACCACTATTCATACTGGTTCAAGCACAGCAACAACCATAGACGAAATTTGGTTGTATGCAGTTAACACAGATTCAACTGACCGCAAACTCACTATTGAGTGGGGTGGTGTTGCTTCTCCTGATGACCTGATTGAATATACGGTTAAAGCAGAAAACGGTTTGTATTTAATTGCTGCTGGTCTATTAATTAAGGGTAATGCTACTCCTTTGGTTGTTCGTGCGTTTGCTGCGACAGCCAATGTTATTTCAATCCATGGGTATGTTAACCGTATAACAGCGTAAGGTCATCTTAGATGCCTAGTTTATTGAAGAATACTTCAGGTGGCAAAGCCATCAGTGGCGGTTCTTTGGCTCCCCGTACTCGCCGTGGTAACACTAATCAGGTTGATGGTTATTGGCGTGGTGGCGGTGTTTCATTTTCTGTTGATTTTCTTGTTGTGGCTGGTGGCGGTTCAGGTGGTGGTGCAAATACGACAGGCAACAACGGCGGTGGTGGTGGTGCTGGCGGTATGCGTTCAACTGTCACAGGAACTGGTGGAAGTGGCTCACTTGAAACTCCGTTGAGTATTGATGCTGGCACTGAATATGTCGTGACAGTAGGTGCTGGTGGTGCGCCTACGGGCGGAACAGGCAAAGGTTCAAACGGTTCAAACAGCGTGTTCGCATCAGTTACTTCTACTGGTGGTGGTGCTGGTAACTACTCAAACCAAGCAGGTAATAATGGCGGTTCGGGTGGTGGTGGTGGCGATGCCGCTAACAAAGGTTTAGGTACATCAGGTCAGGGTTTTGATGGCGGTAATGGTTCGCATGCTGGCGGCGGCTATCCATGTGGCGGCGGTGGTGGTGCAAGTGCGGTAGGTGCTACTCCAATAGGCGGCAATAATTCTGGTGCTGGTGGTGCTGGTCGTGCAACTTCAATAACTGGTTCTAGTGTAACTGTTGGTGGTGGTGGTGGTGGCGGCATTTCGGCACAAGCAGGGACTAGTGCGGCAGGTTTGGGTGGTACTGGTGGCGGCGGTAATGGCGGCAGAGATGCTGTTGGTCAAAGCGGAACAGTCAATACTGGTGGTGGTGCTGGTGGTGGTGGTGGTTTGTCTGCTGACCGTTCTGGTGGTACTGGTGGCTCAGGTGTAGTTGTTTTGCGTTACCCTGTAGGATTTTTGATTACTGTTGGTGCTGGTCTTACTGCATCTCACACAAATACTTCTGATGGCGCAGGAAATCTTTATACACGATTAACTGCTGGTACAGGGAATGTGAGTTGGGCATAATGGCACACTACGCATTTATTGACGAAAACAATGTTGTGACCGAAGTTATAACAGGCATTGATGAGACAGAATTAATTAAAGGTATTGACCCTGAAACTTGGTACGGAAACTTTAGGGGGCAAACTTGCAAACGCACCTCATACAACAACAATATTCGTAAACAATATGCAGGTATTGGTTTTACCTATGATGAGGTAGCAGACGAATTTGTTCAACCACAACCATATCCTTCGTGGTCGTTAGATTCAAACAACGATTGGCAACCACCAACCCCTAAGCCTGAAGGTAATTTTTATTGGGATGAGGAGTCGTTGTCGTGGCTCGTTTCTCCCGTTGGCTGATATTCTTACCCAGCGTTGTCCTTGCTTTATTTAGCACAGTAACAAACGCTGAACCAATCCAAGGCTTAAACGCTACGGGGTATATCGTTACCGATATACCACCAACCAAGTCCGATACCCTTTATGAAACTTGTGGTTCGGAACTAGAAAACAACATTAACCGTAATTTTAATGGTGAACCGTTTCAGGATTGCCCTGATGATATGTTTATGGTTCATTATACGGGTTCTATTATTATTCCCGCACATGACACTATCAAGTTTTGGTTGGCTTCTGATGATGGCGGAACTATAAAGATTGGCGTGGACGAGTTCGGCTTTTGGGGTGACCAAGGTTGTTCTGCTACCGAATCAGGGTTTCTAGATTTGGATGCTGGTATCCAAAGTTTGGATGGCTGGTTTTATGAGAATGGTGGTGGGACTTGTTGGATGTTGGCTTGGAAAATTGATGATGAGCCTTGGCAGATTGTTCCTGATGAGGCTTTTATTGCGAATGGAGAATCATGGAGTACTACAACTGTTCAGACAAGTACGACTACAAGTGTTCCCGAAACAACAGTTGTGGAGACAACAGTTGTTTCTGTTCAGACATCTATTTATACCAGTACTTCGGTAACAACGACTTTGCCAGCGACTACGACCAGCGTGACGGTTGAGCAGTCCACAACGACCACAGAAGCCGAAGAGCAACCAGTACAGCAAGTACCTGTATGGGTTGAGCCTGAACCCATAGTAGAAACAACCACAGAAGATACGGAACCCATTCCAGTAATTCTAGAAGAAGTTGAAGAAATAACTGTGGAAACATATCCTGATTTTCCTGAGATTGTAGATGATGTTGTGGATGAGGTTGTTGTTGATGATACGGTTGCTGATTATATTATAACAGAGGATAGTCAACTTGAAGAAGTTATTGTTGAAGATACTATTGTTGATATATTAGACGAAACAGAGTTAGAAAAAATCCTTGAGGATGTTGAAACAATAACAGTAGAGGAAGCGGTTGCTGTTGCGCAGGATGCTGAGTTTGTTGAATCGTTGTCACCCTCTCAGGCTGTTGCGGTGTTTGATGCTGTTGTTGTTTCTGACCTATCTGAAGAACAGATTGATGCTATCGTTGAAGCAGTTCAGGATGCACCAACTGAGGTTCGTGAGGCGTTTGAGCAGGAGATAAATATTTTTGCTGAAGGTTTTGATGATTATGTTCCTTTGGGTAGTAATGTTCCTGTTAGTACTCGTAAAACCCTTATAGCAGTTGCGGCTGGTACAGCCGCTGTTGCATCTAGTTCCAGAAGGAACAAATAGACTACTATATGAAGAAAATTGTATCCGAAATCCATGGTTTAACTTGGACATTGGCTGGAACTGGTATGGTTCTAATCACTTTGTCTGGTTCAACTAGGACTTTAGGAATACAAATAACATTGGTAGCCATCATGGTTCACATGCTTGGCGCACTTTTAGGAGATAAAAATGAATAAGGTAAAAGATGTAGCAGGACGAATTGTTGCACTATTTTTGACCAACGCTCTTGGCGTTGTCACTGGTGCTGCTGTTATCGCCCCTGACTTGTCGGTTGCTAAAGCAGCGTTGATTGCTGGTGCAGTATCAGTATTTAAGGTTGTTGAAGGTCTTGCCAAGGCAAGCATTGATGGTGTTCTGACTTCAGAGGAAATTGATGCCGCATTTGGCGCAACTCCTAAGAAGATTGCCGCCAAAAGGGCTGCTGTTAAGGCTGAAGTAAAATAGTTGAAACTGTTTATTACACCCGTTAAACCTTGCCAACACTTAAAGGGCAAAAAGCCCAGCCAAGTGCTACCCAAGATGTTGCGCAAGGTTGTCGGTGGTGGCTCTTTAGAGTTATGTGCTGCTGACGCATGGGAGGCTATGGTCGCTGCTGCGAAGGCTGATGGAGTCAAGTTGGCTCCCACTTCGCTCGGCGACCTATTCCGCAGTATTGAACAACAAAAAAGAGGATTTTTACAAAGATACCAACAAGAAGAAATTGTTGGTGCGTCAACACGCACCTACAATGGTAAGAAATGGTATTTGAAGAAAGGTAATGCACCGTTGGCTGCGCCAAACGATGATGCCAAAACATGTTCCAAACACATGTTAGGTATTGCTGTTGATGTTGCTGGAGCAAACGGTGAGCGTTTAGAATGGATGTTTAACAACATCGCAAAGTTTGGTTGGTCTTGGGAAGTTGTTCCCGAAGAACCTTGGCATATTCGTTATGTCGCTGGAGATGATACTCCACAAGCCGTATTGGCTTGGAAAGAATCAGTTAAGTAATATTCCCAATCAATGACTACGGTCATTTAGGATGGTTTTATGAAGAAAATAATTATGATGGCTATTGCCATATCTTTGTTGGCTTCGCCGACTTTTGTCCACGCAAAACATTATCCGACCCTGAAGTGTAGGAACCACTATGATATTATAGAGATGGTTTCTGATAGCAGGGACATGATGTATGAGGTGGATTATATTATGTGGCGTGAATCCCGATGCAACGCATCGGCAATTAACCGTGACGACCCCATGGGTGGTTCTATTGGATTGTTTCAGATTAACAAGTTTTGGTGTAAACCAAACCGTTATACTGAACGAGGCTTCCTTCAGGATGCTGGTGTGTTAACAAAATGTAAAGACTTATATAATCCTATTATTAGCGGTAAGGCTATGATGGCTATATATGAGTATGCTGATAACCGCTACGGTGATGGATGGGGTCCTTGGGGCGGAGAACCGAAGT